TTCTTTACTACGCTCAATGTCTTGGTTTACCTTTGCTTTGAAGCTCTTCAAAGTAGAAACAAGCATCATGTTCTGCGACTTGTCAGTAAAGAAAGCTCGGTGCATCTTCAAAAACTGTGACAATTTGATAGGTTCCCAATTCTTATCTGTATTGATGCCGAACTCCAGCATTTCTTTTGAAGGCTGCAAAATGCCGTTGATTTCTGTCTGATAGTAGCTGGTTTCATCAATCGTCAGAGCCAGCCCCATCTTATCACGGTTTACGATAATGTTCGTCTCTTTCTGATTAATCAGTTCGACACGTTTCTCTAACCATCTGAAAGATGCGTCTATTGTTCCATTGATAACCACTCTTTCCGGTTCTTTCGGGTCAAGTGCTACGGGTGCTTCACCTTCTCTTAACACTACTTCGATAGGTTTGCCGTTATAATCTTTCGGCACAACCAAGTTTAATTTACTTTCAGTCATTTGTTCCTGTTTTACGGTTAATATTAAAAATTGTCTTCTGCATTTCCTGCGGCATGATAGGACGGGAATAGACAAGTTCACCAAGTCTGTTGTAATACCCAGCCATTTTTTCTTCATGATAGAGAATTTTTACACACTCTTCATCTTCGACATATTCAGAGCCTTTCTTAATATTCTCCAATAATTTTTGTTTTTCCTCATTCAGAGGTTTAAGCTGCTCCTTGTACCCATCCATCACTTCTTTCTTCTCAATCTCAATATCATTGATTTTGATCGAGGTTTCTGCAAGGGATTCTTTCTTTTGCGCTAATTCATCCGGTGTAAACCGATGTGTATAGCCAATCTCTTCCACTGCATCGGCATTGTCCTGTAAGAACTGCCATCTATCCTTTTCGGGAATTTCTTGACCTAAAAATTTGTCCATAATATTACTTTTATAAATAATCTTTATTCCTTTCTATTTCTATCTCCATTAATTGTATGAGCCGATCCTCTTCTGAACTTGGCAAATAGATACCACATTCGGCACTCGCCCAATTACGAAAGCGGGTAATGCTTGTTGCCATTTCACCACTGTCCAGATCGGCAGAGCTACGCAATATCTTTATCCGACCCAAATACTTGTCATCCCTCTCACGAATGAAAATGGATGGATTAACAAGCTTCTTATAATACTGCTGCTTTACCCATTCAAGTGTATTTCCCGTTTCACATGCGAAGTAGCCTAAAATAACGTGCAAGTATTTATTGCTTTGCAGGCTTCTTTTAGGCTTCTTCTCTGTAAGTTCTACAACCTTTCCGCTTTCTGCGAGCTTTGCAGAACGGGCCTTGAATTGCTCTTTCTGCAAAGGATTTGAAGTATCGTAAAGGGACATATATTAAAAAGGTAAATCGTCCTTTGCATTACCATTCGCATCAACCGGAGGTGAAAAGTTCTGCGGCTGTTGTTGATAGGCTGGCTGCGATACGGGTTGTTGAATCAACTGCTGTGCTGATGCAGTTTGTGGGGATTGCGATACACCGCCACGCGCTTCTATTTTATAGCATCGAATAGACGCCATACGTTTAAATTCTCCGTCCAAGTTCGTCCACGAACGCCCTTGTAAGACAAATGATATAGTAACAACATCACCCTGATTAAAACGGTCAAGTTCTGCACACTTATCGCCCGAAAACTCTAAGGGAATAATGTTTTCATACTCGCTACGCTCACCCGTATAAGGGTCGTAAGTAGTAGCATCTAAAATAAATTCCCGTTTGGTAAATGGAGAACCACCGTTCTTGGACGGAATTTGGACGGTCTGACCGATTTCGATTATCCGTCCGGTTATTTGATTTGCCATTAATTTTCTCCTCCAAATATCTTTTTATCGGTGATTAATTCTCTGTTTTCTTCCAAGAACCGGATAAATTCCTCACAATGATTAGTAAGAATAGGTATATCACGCTCCGGATTGAACACATAAGTTTCAGTATAGGTATCTACCACATAACCGCCCTTGTTAAACTCTACAATGTTGTACTCAAATGTCCGTACATCAGAACCGTTCTGCATAAGAGCGAATGGATAAACAAGGTGTTGGTGGTGGTCTTTGAACTTTCCTACGGTGTAGCTACCGGTAGTTTTGATGTCATGAACGCTCGTAGGCATCAATTCATCAATCAGACCGTAAACCAAAACATTACCATAGACTGTTGGTAAAATCGCTTCCACCCTCTGCTGGGTTAATGCGCCTTTGAAATAATCAGCAAATTCTCGGCAAAGAGAAATGGGAAAAACAAATGTGCGGTCATTGTAAACAACCGTATAACAAGTATTATCCTTGTTGCGCTCTACATCCATACCGTTCGGCTTGCGATTTTCTATAAGAGCGTCCACCAACTCATTAAAGGCTGTGCCCTTGTCGGCCGCTTCACTGTCGAAAGGTTTACGATTGATACAGTTTATCAGTTCTTGAAACTGTTGCTCGTGAAACTCTTCGGGGGTATGGGGAGGATTTTCACTCCATCCCCAATACTTATCCCAAATCACATCACTATTCAGATATCCCCAAAAGGCATCAAGAATCGTGGCGTAAAAGCGATATCTAGGCTGCATCTGAATAAGTTTTTGTCTCTTTATCAAATACTAACCCCAAAGAGTTTACTTTGGCGGCAAACAGGCTTCTCGCTTTCATCAGAGAACTACCAACATGTTCAAACTCATTAATATGAGAGGCGAATTCATTAGCAGACTTGGCATCAGTTATAAACTCGATACTTTCTTTGATTTCCTCTATCACCTTGTCATACTTTTCCTGCGCTTCCTTCTTAGCCGCCAGCATACTTAAATAAGAATTGATTATCTTAGTGGTGATAAAGTCGTTCTTTGCGATCGGATTGCCGTTTCTGTCAAGAATAATAGGCACTTCCATTACTGATGGCAGATTACAGGTGTTTTTACCGTCATTTCTTGAAGTCGGATCAAAGGTTATAGTACGTCTCTGTATGCCTCTCTCGCTCTTCATTTCGAGATAACCGAGTAAATCCAATTCTGTAACGATGGAATTATAAGATTTCTCACGTAAAGCAGGAATGAACACCGTATCATCACCTTCTTTTCTTGTATCACGATGGGCTACAAAAATGATATGCTTATTCAAACCTGACAATGTTCTCGTCATCCATGAAAATTCAGCATTGATACCACTCCAATCCCTGATAGACGGCTGGCGAGTTCCACATTTATAAGTAATGATAAAATCCATCATCTTACCGATAGTATCTACTACGATTGTCTGATAGGCTGACAAATCTTCTTGCAAAACCTGTTGGACATCACTCCAAGAGGCAACTTGTACAGTATCGATGTTTTCCAGGTGCGCCATGTTCATACGCTTAACACCATTATCAAAGTCTAATAACAAAGGCTTCGGAGCACTCAACGCTACTGTACTCTTTCCCATACCTGCTTGACCGTAAATCATCATTTTTACAGTGGTGGGGATTACTAATTCATTCGATTTCTTAATTAAGGACATAATCATAAAATTTAAAGGGTTATTTACTAATTTCTTTCATTTCAGCTTTCGCCAGTGGAGACAACGTATTCATATAATTACACTTGAAAGCTGCTGCATCCAGCTCAACTACATTGTATCGAACACCTGAGCGAACCTTTCCATCGGCATCCTTATACCTCTTTACAATGCCTTCTTTGACCCATTTTGCAACATTCCCCTTTCCATAAGAAATGTGGGCTTGATTTTGGGTTATAAATTTGGGCTCTTTGAACGAATCAATGCGTTCTTCCTTTCTACCTAATCCCTTAGCGTAGTCCACCAGTTTAAATAAAACTTCCTCCGGCATCTGTATTATCATAAGACCTCCTTATTCTTTCTGTTCGTTCCACTCTCGTTCTTCTTCCTTTTCTCATATCGCCTTGTTCGTGATAAAGCGAAAAAGAAAACACACATAATAGACAGCAGGCAACCACCGTACGGCTAATGGGTGAAAAGTTCATCGTTAAACTTATACCCGATATTCTCTCAAACACAAGCGTCGCAAGCTCTCTCCCGTTCCTTAATTGAAGAACCTCAAATGCTTTTTGTAGTTGGTTGTTTATCGTGCTAACCGCCCGGCATTTGAGATCAGCAATTTCTTTCTTTTTATACCCTTGTGCGTACATCCGTGCTGTAATCTCGCATTCGGGTGTTAGTTCAGTTAATACTCTTTCCATAATCGTGTAAATTAGACCACTACTTAGTCATGTTATTGACGATATACATAGAATTGGTGTACTTATTCTTCGAAATGGTATATACATTCTTACCACCCGGAGCTACAACACCTTTTTCTCTCAATTCCTTGTTTATCTCATGGGCCTCTTGCCTGTAGCCAGTTACCTCAACTTCTGATAGCGGGATAATCTTCTGTTTTCCCGGCTTTACTTTTAAAATCGTTTCTCTGATTGTTGCCATAAAACTTATTGTTTAATTAATGATTTGTGGATGGTAGAGGAGTCGAACCTCTCTCAATCGTGACAATTGGTTGCGCAACACGAAGCTCTAACCGATAAGCTAACCATCCGGAATAAGAAAGGTGTACTATTCTCACGAACGGCACACCCAGTACAAACACAAAATAAAACACGACAAACAAAACATCTAAACGTCTGCCTGTACGGTATTTCCTTGCTATCGGCCGGATAGTAGGTCGCTAAGCATACAGAGTTCAAGCTCAAAGACTACCAGCCCTCAGACGTTTAATTTGTTCTTAATTCCCTGAATGCAAGTATCACAAACGAAACGCATCCAATAAAAATGATACTCATTATTGTAATAGAGAATGTTTTCATAGGACTGTAAGTAGTAATAGCCCCGTATAGCATACCGATAGCACATATTGTCACCAGTATAGCTAAGATAAATTGAATTAGTTTCATAATTATGTGTATTAGTTAGTGCCTGTACCCCCATTGAAGAAAAGCTGTTATGCTTGGTAGAACTCATATTTCAAGTTCAGTACAGGCTATATGGTCGAAAACAGTACGGACGCCCAACCCGTTTTCTTACTGCTCTGGGACGATTCTTTGCGGTGTTTTCTATTAATTGTTATACATTGTACAGCTCGCAAGCTCCAACTTGCTTATGTACGTTCGTTATCTTTAGTCAACCTTGTACAGCTTATAGTATTACACCGTAAAGGTTTTCACAATCTTGTCAAAGAGCTTAATCAATAGCGCCCTACCCGATTCTCGCTATCGGTTGCCGTTCAATCCGTCAGTAGGGCTGTCGTGCGTTGCATAACCGTGTATTATGCGTATCGGCTCAAAGCTTGAACCTCACAAAGAGCATCGTAATCCATACCGCTATCTTCGCC